TATTATGGGATAGAAAGATAATGGAACTAACTAAACAAGATAATTCAACTGTATTAACTAAAGAACAACTGCAGGCTAGTATGCCGCGCAAGTTTAGACATAACATTACGGATGATATGATTAATTTTATTAATACTACAGAAGGAGATGAGTTTCGTGCTGTTTATAAAGAAAATTTGCTCGGTTTTGCCGATGTGATACAAAACGGGCGTTATAAGATGTTAGATTACATTAATGCAGTGAAGTTTGTTAGTTACAAGTTAATTGGTGACTCTAATACGATAGCTTACGCTAAGACGTTTCCTGACCGTTACCAACGATTAGTAGATAAAAATACGCCTACGAAAACGATTTCATCGTTTTCTACGGCTTATAATAAAGGTGATTTGGTTCATAGGATATTAGAAAGGACTTTGGTCCCTGTTCATATTCTTAATATGGATGTTCACCAGGAAGCAATTAATACTCAGGCAGAGCTCATGCGTAGTGCTAAAAGTGAAACAGTACGGCAAAAGGCGGCTGAGTGTTTGATTATGCAACTAAAAGCTCCTGAGGCTTCCAAAATAGAAGTGGACGTTAGTTATAGTAATCATTCTATCGATGAGCTTCGAGAGACTACTAGGGCGCTAGCTCAAGAACAATTGAAGTTAATCCAGAGCGGTGCCGTTACTGCTAAACATATTGCTGAAAGCGATATTATTGCTAGGAAGAAGATAGCTAGTGTTGAAACTGAATATGAGGAGATTTCTAATGAAAATACTTAATTTGATGATATTTGTACTATTTCTTGCAGGATGTAGTACATTTGGGGATAGATCAGCACCACCCTTTTATTTATGTGAAGAACCGAGGCAATTGCTAATCTGTTCAGACGCTTCCCTAAGTGAATGCGAGGGATTCTTAAAAGAACCTGCAATAATAGAGGAGAAAGACTTATGAAAGAACCTATGAAGAAAAAAGTTGCATCAGTAAAAAAAGCAAAAGTTACAAAACCTAAGGCTAATATACGTTTTTTAAAGTGTGTACATACTTTTAGATGTATGTTTAATGATGATTGTGAGAGTTTAGCAAGAGCTGAGCTATGGGCAATGACTCCAGAACAATTAGAATACATTGGGCGTAGGAATGGTGTAGAGCTGGATAGACGTAAAGCTAAAGCTACATTAGTTAATGAGTGCTATGAGGCGATGTGAAGTTAATTAAAAAGACGGTTGATGAGTGGCTAAATGAAATTAGTTACGCTGAAGACCCCACTTATGTACCAAGTGAGTTTGCATTAGAGTTTGTTAGTTTCATTAAGTTAGTGAATGGTGAGCGGGGGGAAGAAAATATAACCCCCGTCATTCACTACAAAATGTTAGACAATATTACTGGTAAGAGACAGAATACTGTCAATATGTGCTCGCGTGGGCTGGCTAAGACTACTGTACTATCGGAATATTTAATTCTCTATTTAGCCGTATACGGGTCCATCCCTGGATTTGGTGAGGTAGATTATGGATTGTATATTTCTGATTCCATTGAAAACGGTGTCAAAAAGATGAGATATAGATTAGAAAGAAGATGTCAGCATAGTAATTTCCTAAAATCATATATTGAAACAGCTAGATTCACTGATATTAGGTGGTATTTCAAAAATAAACAAGGCAAAGAGCTTGTTGTAACAGGTCACGGTGCCAAAACTGGCGTTCGTGGAACAGTAGAGCTAAACACGAGACCGCAATTAGCTATGTTGGATGACTTAGTTTCTGACGATGACGCTCGTTCGCCCACTGTTATTGAAAGCATAGAGAATACTGTGTACTCCGCGATCGACTATGCGCTACATCCTAATAAAAGGAAAGTAATCTGGAGTGGTACCCCTTTCAATGCTAAAGACCCATTATATAAAGCAGTTGAATCTGGGGTATGGTATGTGTCAGTTTATCCCGTATGTGAAAAATTTCCTGTCGCCAGAGAAGATTTTAAGGGTGCTTGGGAGGATAGATTTGATTATGACTACGTAAAAAACCAATATGATAAATCTAAGGGAGCTGGAAAGCTTGATAGCTTTAACCAAGAGCTCATGCTTAGAATCATGTCAGAGGAAGAGAGATTAGTAAAGGATGGAGATCTTACCTGGTACAAGCATGCTAATGTTAAGAATAACAAAGGAGCATTTAATTTTTACATTACTACGGATTTTGCAACTAGCACTAGAGAAAGCGCAGACTTCAGTACTATTAATGTCTGGGCTTATAATAATAATGGGGATTGGTTGTGGGTAGAGGGTTTTTGCAAACGCGCCCTCATGGATGAATCAATAGACGAACTCTTTAGTTTAGCACAAAAATACCAACCTCAGGAGGTTGGTATTGAAATAACTGGACAACAGGGTGGTTTTATTGCCTGGATACAGAATGAAATGATGAATCGTAATATTTATTTCACTTTAGCTACAGGTAAGAATAGTAATTCACCAGGAATACGTCCTTATAAAGATAAAATGAGCCGATTTCAACAAATGGCTCTGCCATTGTTTAAATCGGGGAAAATATGGTTTCCTGAAGAATTAAAAGAATCGGATGAATTAATTGAAATGCTAAATGAGTTATCATTAGCCACATTTAATGGTTTTAAGTCTAAACATGATGATCAAATAGATAATATATCTATGCTGGGTGAATTTAATGCATGGAAACCTAGTGAAGTATCTGCAGGAGAATCTAAAGATGGAAGTATGTTGTGGGACGATGAAGAACCTGAAGAAAGGGGAGATGCTTCTTATTTTGTTTAACCTTTAATAATTTTTCCCCATACAGAGCATTTACCTTTTACAATTTCAATAACTTCTAGTTGAAATAAATCATCATCAAACCAAGTTACAATTCCAAAAGCATGATTCCAATTATGGAGTCTACCTTTAAGCCATCTGTTCTTTTCAGCAGACATATCCTTTAAACAACCCATTGACCATGCAGCTATACCATCATCATCTAATTTAGTATGTGAATATCGTTGTATATCGTGCACATGACCATAAACAATATTTGCCCCATATTTGTCTAAATGAGTTTTTGCGTGATTTACCGTGGTATAGGCGCCATGGATAAAATTTAGTTTACCTATTTTTAAAACTTTATTCCATACTCTATATTCATAGCCCCTTTCATCCCACTTACAAGCATTTCTAAATGTATATTCAGGTAAATAGGGATTTTCTTCAACCCAATTATCAAGCCACTCATCGTGGTTACCCGCCAATATATGGCGTTCTTTACATTTAATTTTATCTAAGACTTTATCAAATCTATCTAATTGTTTGTTTACTTGTTTGATTTCTTTATTGATGAGGGGAAGTTGGTATTCAATGGGAGGTCGTCTTCTTCGTTTATAACGCCAAGCAGAAACAGTTTCCCATTCTCCGACATCACCTAGATTAATAAATATACTAGGTTTGACGAATTCTATAGCTTTTAATACTACCCTAAATGCACTTTCATCATGAATAGGAAAATGTTGATCAGGCACAATAATTGCCCTTTTTATTTTTCCCTTAATACTCATCTATTGGGAGAATCTGTATATCAACCATTAATGTTCCATTTTTATCTGTATAGTCTTTATACACTAATCTACCCTGTCTGTGCATTAAAACAGCATCTTTCATTCCTCGATCATAGGATTTCTTTGCTTGTAACCATATAAGAAAGGACCCTAAAATGAGTAATAAAATTGCGAATAACACATAGTTATTTATAATATCTATAATATTGCTCCTTAATTTATTAGTTATACCCTATAAAATTAGTTTACATGATAAAATTAAAATGGTATGATAATTAAAAAACCACTTTAGGACTTCCATATGTTAGTTTCCGACTATTTGTCGCACATTACAAAAGGCGATGTTAAAAATTTATATATAAGTGATATTGGGACAGGTAGTCCCACTACTACCCAACAAGAAAATATTGATACACTTATTAGTTATATTAATTTAGCAAATTTAGAAATTCATAAAA